CTCATCTAAAGCATGTTCTAACATGCCACGATATTTCAATGGTGAACCAACACCATCACTCCAACCAAAGATAGCGAAACCTTCATCTGGATTCATCCATTCTGTGATGATAAACCATCCAGTCGGTATGTATCCATCAAGTTCTTTTCTTTGGGATAACTGACTTAAGAAATCATTGATTGGTTCTGCGAATTCGTCCCCTGCCATTTATTAGCCCCCGAGTCCTGCTAAGATCGATGCTAGGTCTGGTGCTTGTTGAGGGACCCCACCAGAAGGTGATCCAGGAGCGGCTGGGGACGGGGGAGCCTGCTCAACTGGGCCTTGTGCGCCTGGTGGAGTCATCTCTGGCTGCATTGGTTGTTCAGGGGCCTGTGGAGGTGTGAACACGGCCAACGCAGCAGCCTCTATGCTGTCTCCCTTTTGTCGACGCTCGATAACGTCAGCAATCTTCTGAATCAAGGCTGAAGGATCTTGTCCTTGGCTAGCCATAGCAGGGATTGCTTGTGCAGTTGCTGTAATAGCAGCACTTAGGTTATCGCGCATCTTTTCAATCTCAATGCGCTGTTCTTCTTGTGATACGTTCAGACTCCAGTTAAGTTCTCTGCGTACAAAATCTTTAGATACAAGATCTGCACCGAGGGCTTGAAGTGAGAAAATCAGAGCACGCGATGGGTCAAGACCAGCCATCAAGCCGTAGCGAACTTCAATTGTGTGGTCGCCTTTAATATCCTTGCTTGGCATGTACTTTAACTCGTACGGAGTACCCTGCGATACGCCTCTGACGCTCTTCTCTTCATTGAAGAGTCTTTCATCCATATCAAAGCACATCTCGATAACTTCTTCGAATGTCTCAGCAAGAATGATTTGACCAGCCTTGACTTGAGAATCAAAAGCACCGAGAAGTGCCTGGACACCTTGACCAGTAATAATACTTGCGTCAATGTTTCCAGTTCTACCTTCAGGATAACGAGCACCTAAGCGTAGTTCTGATGCTAGGGCTGCTTGCTCCTGAAATGCTGCTTGTGGTACGTCCAATCGAACTCTGCCAACTGTCTGAGGAGATGCTGTACGGATAATCGCATCTGGCCCCATTGGCATATCGATAACATCGTTTGGCACAACGATAGGAGCCTGTACAGATTTTTCTGCAGCCTCCATCGCCAAGTTAGCAAAACGAGCACGTGCTAGTTGGACATAGAGCACATCGTCAAATTGTCCCCGAGCTTCATCATCAATACCAGGACGGCGCGCAACTTTAACAGTCATCTTACCTGCTAGGTTGCGTGCTGCGTTAAGAACTAAGTTATTACGGCTTGGCACAAAGAGAACAGTTACATCCTTATCGGTGTAACGGATCATCTCTACAAGTGCGCTTGTATCTTGGTTAAAACCAAGTTTACCCAGAAGCGCCCCCTCGTATTCTGGGTATTCATTGGCTAATTCGCCAATAGTCTTCATGTATCTTTTGGCGTACGCCACACACCGGCCGAACCTGTCAAATTCTGGGTAAGCCCCCATTGGATCTTCGACGCGAATGCGTGGCAACTTTGTTTCAAAATCTGGCTCTACGTGAATTGGTAGGAAGCCATAAGTGAAATACCAGTCAGCACCCCAGTACATCTGTGATTGTAGTCTTGAGGTGTAAATATAGTTGTTAGCAATCATGCTACGCTTGTCAGCAAATGACTTAGCGCGATCAGATGTGCTATTGCTTGTTGAGCAGTTAAATGATGGTAGTGGCGCTAGTACTTCAGCCAAGTCACGGGCAGCAACATCGATGAAGTTGGCAACCATTGGGCTGGACATACCTTCAGGGAATAGATCAGGGAATACCTCTGTCATTCTTCCCTTGCGAACAGCGAGAACATCAGACATGCGAGCATCGCGGTCACGATTACGCTCTTTCATGTTTTGCACTCGCCGTGCAATTGTATCGATATCTAACGCCATCATTATCCTATTCGTACTGTGAGAATTCGTAATCGTTTACGTTGATAACGTAGCGATTCTCCATTTGTCTGCGGGTAGCCCATCTGTTGTTCATGTGGCTCTGATTGATACGTGCATTAGAGATTACCTCTTTGGCACGCAGCTCACAGAACCATAAAGCCATCACGCAGTCTGTTGGACCGCGAGTATCAGGCTTCCATGTGATGAGTTGCTGTATAAGGGCTTTAATACCCTCAGATCCATCTTGGCTTGGTAGTTCTATCAGGTTATCGTCTTGATGCGTATTGTTACGCACGCTGCCGAATAGACCAGACATTGCCGCCACACCGAATGATGTGTCCCACTTATTCTTGCCAGTAAACTGTGAAGAGAACTTCACGCCTTGGCTAGCAAGGTACTGCTGTAAGTCTTGATCGAGTGAGTATGCTTTCTGATGAGCATTGATCTCGATACGTAATTCTTGAGGGTGATACTTCTCCACCCAGTTCTCGATTAACTCTTGAACCTTCTGTGGGGTGGGATCTTTCATGTTTTCTACATCAAGAATCCACCGCTGGCGAGTATTGCGATCTACTGTCATAATCACAGCAGCTGTATTTCCGCTCATCGCTGGGTCTAAGCCCATGATGGTGTACCACGAACCCTGCTCTCTGGGGTGACCAGGAGTGCCTACTTTGAGTGGGCCGCGCTTTCGCATTCTGTTGACAGAACCTTGGACTGCAGCAGGTGGGAAAATAGAATCTTCTTGAACATCTTGTTGTTGGTAGACAAGAGCCCAAGCACTCGGGCTAACCTCAGAACGTCTCCTGAACAAGGCAGGGCCATCCCATTTCGGATATAGACCGTTCTCATCAGGTACGATGTTTTCATCAGAGCCTTCCCAGGGTATATGCGACTTGGGCCATAAGGTAACCCATTCTTCTGGGTCATCATAAAACTCTAGAACTGCTGGCATCGAGAAGTACGTAAAGGGAGTTGTCCCACCTACCCAGTGCTCTGGGTTACGTATCTCTCGGTAAAGGTCATTTGCCGCTATGCGGGTTCCTACGATGAGCAGTTTACCATTGTCACCAAGACGGGTAACTACATCTCGCTGGAGCCAGAGGAGTTGCTTCTCCCACTCATGCGCGTTTGAAGTCGTAACAACGTCGTCCAAGATGATGAGGTTGGAACGGGCGCCAGTAATCTGGCCACCAATACCAAGCGCTTGTACCGTCGGATCCTTTTCGGTAGAATCACGAGACAGGTAAATGCGATCAGCCTTCCAAGTATCCGCATCCTCTTTCCATCCCCCAGCAGATCCATAAACTGCTTGGAGCTTAGACCAGCGTTCATGGCTAAGGCGCTGCTTGATGGAGTAGAGATACTCCTTGGCGCGCTCTTGAGTCTTGGAGACGATGGTGATCTTGACATTCGGATCCATGGCGATCCGATAGACACAGTAGTTGACCGTGATGACGGTAGACTTGGCATGCTCAGGAGGTACGTTAATCAGCAGGCGTTTGGCACTTGCTGGTTCGTAGGTCATGGCCGGATGTGTCCAGGAAGGGGTACGTCCCTCAAGGACGTCAATCCAGGATCTATGATGCTCGAAGATGGGGGAGTCTAAGAACTCTTTCGAGAACTCCTCAAAGCCGATCTTGTACTTGGCATCACCTGAGACGATACTCAGGGTTTTCTCACCTTCAGACTTGGCAGCCTCAAGGTTTTTCATAAAGGTGGCATCCTTACGCCAGTCTTTCATGACGTCAGGTTTGCGGTCAGCCTTGGCTATAGCGTCCTGTAAGGACAGTCCTTGGCGAACAAAATCTAATACTTTGGCCTTAGCCTCCTTCAGCTTAGCAACATTATGATGCTCTTGACCACCCTTGGCAGCCATATAAAACCTCCCGTTATCCCCCCTTCGTTCGGCGCTCCCAAAGAGCGCCTCACTACCCCCCTTGCGAGGCGGCAATAAAGCCGCCGAGCTGGTAACTCGCTAGGGACTTCCGCTCGTTACCCCTATATATATACTAACCCGTTCAAATACGAAAACCGAACGATACGACTTTTTACAGTATGTCAAATACCGCTCTGACCAGCACTTTTGTAATACTGGGAAAATATTTTCTGCTGATAGTATAATACTTAGCGCGCAGCGCTATAAGAACTGGGGTCGCGCCAGCGACCACAATTCGGGGGGTTTGGGGGGCTTTGCCCCACATCGCGAGCGACCGAAGGGAGCGAGCGTACGCGATTTTCGGGCATTAAATAACCCCCACGCGTAGCGTGTACGCATGGGGGCTAGTTTGTGTTGGGCGACTATCTGCGCGCTAGGGCTTCCGCGAGCAGACGGGCTACCGCGTCAAGGTCGAGCGCTTCGGGCTTGGCTTTGGCTTCCGCCTTCTTGGGCTTCGCTGGGGTCTGCGCGTTCTTGAGTGCGATGGCTTCTTCCTGCGTATCCGCCCACACTTCGCGTGTTTTCTTGGGCTTCTCTGCGCCTTTCTTGGCGATAGCGGTGGAGAACGCGAACGCGCTCACAAGGGCTTTGAGCGCGCCGTAGTCGCTGGAGTCATCATCTACGCGCTCGGATAGCGCGTTTAGGCTTTGGCTAACGCTCGCGAGAAGTTGCGCGGGCGTTCCGTTCTTTTCGAGCGCGCTCGCGATTCGATTCGTTGCGCTCTTTGCGCTTTCCGCGCTGAGTGCGAACGGGGCGAGCATTTCGGA